TTCCAACTGGTCAAATTGTGAATCAAAATACAACGATGTGGTTTGACCCAATGAGTTCAATGCCGCTTGGAATGCTTCAATGTTGGATTGGATTTTTTCAATTCTCTTTTGGAATGCCTCGTTTGATTTCTCAAGCGCTGTCTTTTGTTTTTCCAAGTAGAATTGAATTATAGTATCAATCTCTTTTTCAGTTAGGTTAGCAAGGTCAATTTTCTTAGCGGCAAAATCCTCAAGTATTTTTGCTCGTTGTTCCTCTGTGGTCTTTGCTTCATCTACAAGGATTGCATTTTCCTTTTGTGTAAAGTCATAGACCAATTCCAAGTTGTTTAGGAACACACGAGATTGTGCTTCACCTTGAACTTTTAATGCTTTGGTTCTTTCCTCTTGAACTTGGAATAAGAAACCACGAATCTGTGATTCTTCTGCAATGATGTTTTGAACGGTAGTTGATAATGCCTTTGCTTGAGCATCTGCCAATTCTTTAACCAACTTGTCCGCATCATTTCCAAACTCAACCAATTTATCTTTGAGGTCTAATCCTTGTTCTTCAGTAAGTTGTTTTTGTTTAACCAATAAATCAACTAAACTCTTAAATCCTTCCTCATTTATCTTTTTCTTACCATCAACAATAATTGTGATTTGTTCATCATATTTTTCAGTTAAGGATTTGGTGCTCTGTAATAAGAATGTATCTAATTTCTTTAACTCATCGCTTAACTTAATTGTGCTATTTGTGATTTGAACGATGTTACCCTCGGCATCTCTTTCAAACTTGATTTCACCTGTGGCAATACCAATCTGTTTTACAATCTCCAAATAGTTTTTTAACTCATCACCTGTGAATATCTTTTGAACTCCTTCAGGTAATTGTTTGATGATAAAGTTTAAGTCCTTATATTGTTTGATAAGGGTATCAGTTGCTTGGAACGCTTCTTTGGTAATTAAACCTTCTTGGAACAACATGGAAACCTTATCAAGTTCCTGTGTTGCAATATCAGTAAACTCAGTAAATGATTTGGTCAATGCTCCTTCAGTTAGAGTTTTTCTTAAGTTCTCAACATATTCACCATAAACATCTTTGGTTTCTGCTAATGTATTTTTCTGTATGTTGAACTTACCATCAACAAACTCAATTGCCAATCCAATTTCTTTGAACTTTTCTTGAAGTGTATCAGGAATCAATCCATCAATCGCACCTTTGAGTTCTTTAATTGTGGTTAAAACTTTTGGTTCTTCTACATCAATAGCCTCTGCCTCTGCTAATTTCTTAAACAGGTCAACAGATTTTTGTAGTGAGTCCAATTCATTATTTAATGATTCTTCTAACTGGTTGAATAATTTGATTTGTTCACGAGTTGCTTGGATATTCTGTTCTTTTGCTTCAGTGTTCTTGTCTGTCTTTTCAGTATCATCTTCAACTATATCAACATAATCTTTTTGTCTTTTTAAGATATCATCTAAATCTCGTTTGTTTTCCTTATTTAATTTGTTGATTTCCTTTTGGATTTGAGCCACCTTATCCTTGGCTTTAAATAAATTATTTTCCGCTGATGTTTGGAATGTTGTAGTTCCACCAAAACCACCAGCAGTTTGACCACCCGTCACAATTACACCCTGAGCATCTTTCAAATCTTTTTCAGCCTTGGCTCTTGCTGAGGTAGCCTTAGCCAATTCTCTTTCCAAATCCAATAATCCCTCACTTCGTTCAGCAATTCTTCCCTCTAACGCTCTGGCTTGAGCCTGTGATACGATTGATGCGGTCAATTTGTCTGTTGCAATCTTAACCTTACCTGTTAGAATATCCTCATCTTTTAGATTCTTAAAGTAACCAGGGAATGACTTTTTAAGGTTCTCCAATGCAACCTTTCTTGTATCTAATGATTGTGTGGTATCATTGATGGTTGCATTCAGGATATTAAGATTTGTAACCTCTTTGGCAACATCTGTATCAATATTCTTTTGGAACTCTTTTTGTGCTTTGGTCGCATCCTGTGTTTCACTTGTAAATGATGCAAATGCCGCAACCAATAATCCTACCGCAGTTAAGATGGCTGTGTAGGGGTTTGCCGCAAGGGTTGCAAAGAACGCCTTGGTTACCGTATTTGTTGCTGCCGTTGAAATTGCAAGAGCCTTGGTCGCCAAGTCATTTGCGATGGTCTTAATTACCACCGCACCTTCAGCCGCCTCACGAGCAGCCAAGGCGATTACCAATGCGTTTTGGGCTTGAGCCAGGGCTTTTGTGGTGTCCTCACTTTCTTCGCCAAATAAAGCAAACGCTGCTGTTGCCGCACCAAACGAAGCCCCGATGGCTCCACCCAATCTCGCTAAATCTCCTAACTTACCTTCAAGGTCTTTACCCTCGGCAGATTTCTGTAATGTCTTTAACTTACTTTCCGCAATCTGTATCTCTGCGGATAATTTCTTGAACGCATCTGAACCAATGGCAATCTGACTTAATTCAAGTTTTGCCTGTTTTAATTTTAATTCAAGTTCCTCAATGTTGGTTACCGCTTGGGGAACACCATTAAGGACAATATTAAGAGCAATAGTTTCTGCCATAATTTTTTAACAAGAGGTTTGTAATACTCTACCATAAGTATCAACACATACGAAGGTGGTTGAACTACCCTGTTGTTTGATATATGTTCCCATCGGTAATAATGTAGGACCAGTAAGGTCTGTATAAATCACATCGTAGTTCTCAATGGTCAAACTATTGTTATCAGAGTAGAAGGTATATTGAGTTGCGGTTTCATCACATACCGAATCTTTGTTGGTTGAGATGTAAGCCAAGTCATAATAGAATTGAGTTGGACCAGGATAACCCTCATTTGGTGTGTAGATGTAGATTGGTGCTGGTGGTTCAACTCTGTAATATGGTATAATATCTTTTATCAGGGATATTTGGGTCAATCTTTTATTCACCAAATCCGCATCAGTCATTTTTTCAATCGTAAACCAAGAATCCTTAATCCATATCTTATCTGTCAGTTTGGTATCATAAACATCAATAGGTCTGAAATAGAAATTACCTGATAATCGTTTTCCTGTTGGGTCATATAGGTTGTCTATGTATGTTTTCCAAAAGACATTATACACATTGTAATCTGTAAACTGCTCAATCTGTGTATTGGTGTTTCCAAAGAAATCAAATGTGTTTCTAAAGTTCAAGTCCGATACAACCTCAGAGATTTGTGATTCCAATGTTGATAAGTGGGATACCGCAGGATAGGTTGTCCATTCAATCGCTGTCGCTCCTGAACTCAAATACCATGAACCCTGTTGTGTCTTATACTGGTCTTTCCAAGCCAATCTATTTCCCACCCAAAAGAACAAGTGTGGTTTGGTTGCGTATGGTGATTGTTGTTGGTTGTTCAGGTAGTAGAATTGTGGTATGATAAAGTTCGGTGCGTTGGTCACACCTGATGTTGGACATGGACCAAATGGCACTTCATATATGTTTTCTCCTGTAAAGAAATTGGAATCAGATGTGAACCTTTCACGACCAAATACAAAGTCATACTGGTCATGCCATAATTTTGGTAGGTATTCGTTGTCTGTAAATTGATAAGTCCAAATACTGTCTTTAGCCAACTCAAACGATAATGGTTCAACCTTAACATCAGAGTTCAAGTCCAATATCTTTGTCCAATCCTTAACACCTCTGGTATTGTCGTCATAATCCCAAGTGTATGGTTCAATCCTAATTGTCTTGGCTTGCTCATCTTGGGTCACATTCAAGTTGAACATCGTAATCATGGATTTGAAGAACTCAACGCACTCTAAGTTTGGAATACCCAATCTCATATCCACCAATTCTGTTATGATGGTTGGGGATTGGTATAATTCGTATAATGGAAATGGGTCTCTAATCGTTCCATCATCAAAGGCTTGGATTCTATACTCACCCCTAATGTTTGATGCACAGACGGAGAAGAATGTGGTCTTATCAAAGATTACAACCTCAACATATTCACCAGCAACAAACACATCGTCAAAGAATAGATTGACTGGTAGTGGTCCATTACCCAATGGTCCAATGTATGCCTGTCTTAAATTGATAAGTGGTGATTCGTAGAACATAGTTCCTGTTCCAATAACATCATTTGGATTTGTTGATTTGAATGCTCTAACCACAATCTCAGGGTCAGCAATTGCAATAGGAATACACACATCATCTGTGATTACATTAAACCTAATATTAAACCCGTATTGTCCCGCGTAAGGAACTACAAATCTATTTCCACCTGATTGGTTGATAAAGTTGTTCAAAGGGTCGTAGGCAGGTCCTAAGAAATCCCTGAATGGTAATCGGTGAGTTGTATCCTTATCATAGGTAAAGTTTAACGGATTCATGTAGGTCCTGAATATGTTTTGGTTGGTTACACCTGAAGCATACTCAACTCCAATCTTACCATTTTGGAATGTGTCCATGTAGATTGAGGTGAAATAAGGTGAATCAAAAAACTCTGATATTACCTCATACCCTGTCTCAGCAAACATTCTATCCAATACAGATTTTACCTGAATGGCAGGTTTGAATATTGATGGTGGGACTGCTCTACCTGGTTGGTCAAATGAGAATGGTCTATCAAAATCATAAGTGAATGTAGGGGTTGCTGCCGATGAGGTTGAACCCTGATAGTCCAATCCATAATTGATAAGTGGATATAGGATTTGTCCGTTGAACAATCCTGATACACCATCGTTCACACACTCCCAAGATTGAGTAACAGATGAATAAACCAATTCGTGATTTAGGTCTGTATAGTTCAAATCTTGTAATTGTAGATTTCTAAGTGGAGCCATAAAGTCAGAGACCTCACCCATCAAATAAACCTCATACAATCGTTCCTCTGTGTTTGTGGTTACAGAGTTCAACCTCATCACACCCTGAAATATATCAGTCCCTCTGTATTGAACAACACATGGGATTTTTTGGAGTGGGTTAAACTCAACACCATTTATCTCGTAATAGTGTTCAAATAGGATTGCATTATTATTGGTATCAGGAATCTGAATGGTCTTGGAATATGGAACTCTACGATTCGTTAGATTCGTTAAGTCATTCTGTTGAATTGTAAGCGTGATTGGAATGTCCTCAAACACATCAATACGCTGCCAAGTATTCCCTGTAAGTTGTGCCAATAATATAGTATCCATGTTACTTTCCTAAAAGTTTGATGTTATTTGAATATACATATTGGAGTTCCAAATTGTATACGGTTCTGTTACCTTCTATCTTTTTCTCAAACTCTGTGTTCAAGATATTCACAGGAGCAAGTCCCCCTTCAGTTGTGATTTCATAGACAAGATTTGATGTCCATAATTCCTCTAACCATTGGAATGTAGGTTGGTTCACAAATCCTGTGTTTACCAATACGGTCTCAACCATCACAACATCAGAGTCATTCAATCCACGAGAATATTGTGTCTTAACAGGGTTGTCTGAACCCCAATCAATATTCATGGATTTATATTGTTGTCTGTTGATAGATAGACCCTGAAATCTGTTAAACATCAATCTAACATAATCGTAGTGTCCATAACGATTCAAGAACATCAACTGAATGTGTTGGTTCTGTGAACGAGTTGGACCACAATCTAAATTGAATGTGAACATCTCGGATACTGGTTGGTATTCAACACAATTTCCTTGAGTATATGTCGTTGGTGGGGTTTGTGGGATTATTGCCATATTACTTCTTATCTATTATACTCCAAATACCTCCAATTAAGGAAATCAGAGCACCGCTTATTTCTGTGAATGATGTTTCATCTATAACACCTTTCATGATTAGAATACCCCCGATGAATGTAAGGGAGTGTCTAATTAAACCTAATATTTGTTCTTTCTTCATAATCGTTTTATTTATGAACAGGCTGCTCCTGTTATTACTGTTATGTTTGCACAATCTGTGATTATGTTTGGACAACCACAAGGTATGATTACCGATGTGAAACCTGCTATGTTAATTGTATCCCATCTACTTGCTGAACAGTTGTAATATTGGACAGGACAAGTCACTGGATTATTATTTGATATATTCAACTGATAACAAGTGATACAGTTTGCTGATGGAGTTATTGTAGGGGTAGGTGTCGGAGTTGGAGTTGTTGTTGAACAAGAACCAATCACACCCACAACTGAGAATGTTGAGGTTACTGAATCCTGACATGCACAGAATGGAGCCATTGCTGAATTACCACCTAACGAGTATGAACCAACCGTTCCATTACAATTCACCCATCTAATCTCATCTGTGTATTCTGTGTTGTTCGTTACACCATATTCAATACATACACAAGGACTTGTTGGACTTGGTGTCGGAGTTGGAGTTGGGATTGGATTACATGGACCAGCGTTTATGATGGTTGCTGCAACCTCTGTGATTGGAACATCACAAGAACATACCGTATAACCCAAATTAGGTTTTAATACTAACTGACCAAATCTACCATTGGTGCAATTTGTAAATCCAACACTATATTGTTCTGAACCTGAATAACTGATTTGATACTCGGTGCAACCACTACAATATGCGGTAGGTGTAGGTGCTGGTGTTGATGTAGGAGTTGGTGTTGTCCCAAATGTTGATGTCGGAGTTGGGGTTGGTTGAATTGGAATTGTTGAACCTGTATATCTTCCATACAACTGAACGGTATATTGAACTGCGTTTGGTGGAATATATGGTAAGTTTGCTGGTCCTGCTCCTACATAAAGTGTGTTGTAATCTGTCGTTCCTGTGGCAGGATATATCAATGGGTAGTTCTGATAAACCAAATTACAGTTAGGTCTTGGACCACCACCATTTGATACGATGTTGTCGTATGTTGTTGCGGTGATTACGGCTCCCTGGTCATCAATAAATGTGTATTTCACATAATACCCCTCTGATAGTCCTGATGTTGCACCAGACCAAAGATAATAGTTTGTGAACCCCAATGTGAAGTAGTCGTCCTCCATCACATCTAATGTTCTTGGTGCGTTTGTTAAGAATAGGTTAGATGTCGTTGGGTTTACACCTGCTGGTGTTCCTGATAATACGAACTGACCTATATCAAAACTTTGTTCTGTGGCTTTTGGATTCACCCCCATTGTTGAACGGAATACTTTGTATGGGATACTCTCAACTGCTGGTGGTCCAATGGAGTTTCCAAAACCAGTGTATCCTGTAATTGAACCAATCTCTGTATCCGCATACTCATAACCAACCTTCACATAGTAGTTGATTGTCTCCTGATTCAAAGGTCTTGAGAATGGGAATGTTTGGTGTGTATAAATTGGTGTGGTGTTCCAATACGATAGTGGTAATGAATCTGTGTAGGTCTCAAGGATTTGTTGTAAATCCAATATCCCAAGTCCAAAAGGGTTTGGTGAACACTTACCCTCAAAGACCAATAGGTTTTCAACATATAACTCATAGTTATACTTGAACTTGAATGTGCTTAACGGATTGTATGTGTCCGATGATAATGTAAAATATATTCCGTCTGATAATACGGGTTGAAACTCTGCTGGTGTTGCTGTAAATGCTATACTCATGGTCTTTGTGTTCCTGTTCTAAAGGTTATTTTTTCTCTTATTACTTCCTCAATGAATGCTCTACCATAGATACCAAAATCTCTTGATATGTCGTCCATTGATTGTTTGATTGCCTCATCTAAAAAGAATGTAGGTGCAATACCCAATTCTCCAATACTTCTTTGAATTAAGAATGCTCTATCATCGTTGGACATGAACCTACCTTGTTTATCCCTGAATTGTGGGATTGAATTATTGGTTCTTGTTCTTGCCCAAGTGGCTATTGTTGCAAGTGGTGGATACTTGAATGTAGGGGATTGTTTCTTACCTCTACGACCTGAGTTCACAACTTGCCATTCAGGTGCTCCAGGAAACTCAATTACCATCTTTATATTTCCATCAGTATCTCGTTCCCAACTAACCGTAGCAGCGTCCAATAAACGACCAGTATAAACACGATTGTTTACTGCTCCTGGTGATTTTGGTCTACCATCATAACCTCGTGATTGACGGGGTTTCAATAGTTCGGTCTTGATGTTTTGTTCAATCACATCACCTAACATTCTTAATATGTCGTCTGGTGCTTGAGCCATTCTTAATCGTTAATCACATTTAATGTTAATGTTCCACCTGAGCATAAAGTATTGTAGAGTGATGTCGGCATTTCACATCTAACTCTACCATCACCATTATCAAAGTAAGTTCCATAGTCAGTCCAACAATAACAGAATGTTGGGTTATCACAACTTGGTGGTAATGGGTCTGGTTCTTGTGTATTAAATAAATTGACCAAATCAGTCATATTATTTTGATTCTCTATACTATAACAAGCCTCAACAGTTGTCCCATTACATCTGTATTGGATTGAGTTATAGTTTGGTGTTCCTGTAAAACTTAATACCTGTGAATAAACTGAAGTAGTTGGGACTGGTGTGGGTGTCGGAGTTGGTGATGGCGATGGTGTCGCTGTTGGTGTTGGGTAGTAATCACACGAATCCAATGTATCATAAACAATCAATGGCACTTCCATAGCAACCCCTGCAACATGGTCTCCAAATCTCTCAAAGAATGGGATTGCCTGAACTGGCATATTCACATCAATGTTGTTGTATAATGTTGGTAAGGTATTCTGACCATACTTCAGGTATGCCAGAAATCTCTTGGCTTCCATACTCATATCAGATACACAATCCTTTTCATTGGATAAATCCCAATTCAAGATGTCCGCAAAAATCATGGTAACAGAATATATGGTCATATTCTCCTGATACTCTATTGCCTGTGGCACCACAAATAAGAATGGGTAGTTCACAGACGAACCAGAAACATTCTTTCCAAAATCCACCAAGTTTCCATAACCAAATGTGTTTAACATCGGGGATTGTTCCTGAAAATATTGGAGGTAATCTAACACCTTATGGAAGGTGGTATATTCGTTCATTATATTACTCATTTATTTCTTTTGTTTTTTAAGTTCGTTTTGTTGTTTAATTATCCTGTCTTTAATCAATGAAGCGGTAGACAAACATAAATACATATTCATCTCGTTGAGTTGTTCTATTTTGGTGAGGTCTTCTGTCGCGAGTTGGTAAGTGAGTTCAAAGTAGAACCTCGCAGTGGTTTCGGACGGAGCCATTTGGGGAGTATCTTCACTATCGGGTTCAGGTATTTCTCTATCTTCATCGTCACTTTCAAAGAAGTGTTTGTAGATTCTATGTATGCGTTTAGTGTTTGCAAAAAAAAAGTTGAAACTCCAAACCACATTTCCACAGGTAAGTTTTCCCTGAATAACTCTGCTCGTTCCGTCACCTTTGATGACTTGAACTTTTCCAATTTGTATTTCACCCCTTTCTCACTCTCAACAGGTCTGTATAAGATTGCCATAATCAAGTGTAGGTTGTCTAACAACTTATCTGATTGTGAATATACCTCAAGGTCCACCCATTGTCCCCAAGTCATATTCTGCCAGTCATTCTCCAATCCATAAGTCACACCATTCAATTCAAAGGTATTTACCAATTCGTTTGACTTTGGTTCTAAAATGTAGTTTGATAGTGCGTTCTCTACGAACTTGATTTGGTCCACAGGTAAATCTCTCAACTCATCTGTGGTGATGTCCAAATACAATGCGAGGATTTCCTCTGGCTTGGAATATTTAACAGGATTACCCTGTATCTTTTGGTATTTATCAATCGTTAGTTTTGGATTGACCTTAATTACTTGGTCGTCAATTATTACTTCTATCATACAAATGTGAACTTTTTTGGTTTGGTATCAAGGAACTCTGATACAACATATCTTAAGGCATCTAAGGCGTGGTCATCACCCTCTGTCTGATTTGTTATTCGTCCCTGTCTATCTTTTTTATATCTATAATTAGTGAACTCATTGATTAGGTTGTGTGAGTCCTTATGAATGTTTATCTTGAATTGTCTTAACTTTTGGATTCCAAATAGAACTGACCCTGCTCCCTTTTTAACTCCACGAACATTTAGACCTGACCTGTTTAACTCAGCAATTGACTTGGGTTCAGATGAGTCAGCAACTATATTCTCCATTCTTGAAATCCCCTTGTCCTTTAAGATGAAGGTTAAGTCCTCATTGGTTAGTCCTGCCTCATAGACAATTTCCCTTACGAATAATTCCTTGTCTCGTGCTTTGACCTCAACAACTGCACATACATCTTTTGCAAAACCAAAGTCCAATCCGTAATAGGTATATTTAATCCCTTGTGGTTCTTCATCGTATATGCTTGGTTGAACATACACAACCTCTCTTGGAGGGACTATCTGACCTTCAGAGTAAATCAACCACAGGTCATAGTCAGTTTCTTTTAATGAGTTGATTGAGTCAATGATTCGTTGGTCCAAGAATGCGTTGTCCCTCCATGTTGAAATCAATACACACCCATTCTCTTTTTTCTCGTAATCTAATCCCCACCAGTCAGTCGGAATCTCAGGGTTGTAACACATCAAAATATACTCTGATGTTCTGATGTCCAACTGAACGAATGCCGACATATTAACGGTATTGACCTCATCAACCAAACAGATGTTAGATTTCATTCCCCTCAACTTACCTGTGGTATCATCAAGACCAATAAAACGGACGATTGACCCATTGGTGAATCTGTATACCATTTCTACTTTGTTGTATCTTGAATCGTCCCATATTTGTAGTTCCTCCATTTGTTCCTTAAAGTCAATAAAGACGGTGTTCTTAATAGAGACCTGAGTTTCACGAGCAATGGTCGTTGTCGTTCCTGGTTTGGTGAGACACTCCAATATGATTGTTTGTAGGGCACATACGGTCTTTCCTGAACGAGAGGAGCCTCGTAAAGATATGTATCTCTTTCCTTCCTGTATCTTTTGTGATACTTCTTCAAATAACCCATTTGCCCTTAACCTCATTTATTTTCTTGTCTTAACCAATGACTTATGACCTGTGTGTAGGTCTGCCCTTTTTTCTTACAATAATCCTTGAGTTGTTCTCTAACTTTACCATAGACAAGAATCATCTTGTAATCATACTCATAGGTTTTTTCCCCATTCTTACTTTTGATTTTCATCTTCAATACTCTTACGGATTATCTCAACCTGAATGGTGTTGTCTTGTTGGTTTAACTTATCACCTTTGGTTGTGATGTCCACCTTGTTCTCGTCTTGCCAGTTGTTCTTAAACTTGTTCTTCATGATGATGGTCCACAACCTCTGATTGAACTTGTTAGATTCACCTGATGCCATTGCATCGTATGCTCTTTCAAACCACCATTGCTCACAGAGTTTCTCATACTCATTGAACGCTTCCAAATATTTCTTATTTCTTTTGAGTAATGCATAGTGACTCTCCCACGAAATACCCAACTCAATCAAGAATTGTGTGATGTGTTTTCCATCTCTACCCGCTTCTACGATTATCTTATACCACTCAGGATTCATCGTTTCTTCTAAACGAGGTCTTCCTGGTCCTTTCCTATTATCCATGATGTTGTGAATATATGCTTGTGATTGTTGATGCCGCATGTTCAGGGGTTACCTCACCCTTTGCATTAGGGTAGACCGCATAGAACGCCGACATCACAATCGCTTTATCTGTATCATCATACTCTGATACTTCTTTTTCTTTTACTACGATATTATACGCATCAAACGCCACTTGAAGATGGTCGTTTGAATCTAAGTTATTTAACTTTTGTTCTTTACCTGATTTACAGTTGCACATGATTTTTGATTTACTATAAATATAGGTATGGTTTGTGCAGAAGTAAAAAAGAAAACCCCTAAGAATATCAAAACTTAGGGGTTAAAAAAAAAACAATAGATTGACTGACTTTCTGTCAGGTATAAATATATTACACTTCCTTGTGAGCGTCAAGTAAATGTCGTAGTAAAAATTGTTGGTGAACTGAAATTAGTGAATCAGGTTCATATCCCATCACTCTTAACATATAATTTGTTATTTCTCTCTCATGAGCCATGGCTCTTAACTTTGTGGTTTTTAAGATATCACTTTTTTCTTGCTCGGTTATTCTATCACCTGCTTTGAGATTCTTCAGGTATTGTTTTAGACAGGGCTTACATTTGTTTAATTTACCGTCTAATGAGTTTGCGTTCTTATTGAACTCACTATAGGGTTTAATTTCATTACATATAATACATTGTTTCATAAACTAAAAAGGTGTGATAATAAATACCACACCAGTTCAGCGAATCATGGAAACTCTATTTCTTTGGTAACCCCTTGTGGTCAAGATGCTCTTGTATCTTGTCCAACCTATCCCCAAGTTCTTTTGAGTAACCCTTCTCAACATAATCTACGATTACATTTGTGATGGCTACAAGTTCTTTTAATTCCAAACATTTTCCACAACTGTTTGCCCAATCGTTAACCAATCTCAAACTTGATTGGGTTGCTATTTGTCTATCCTTGTTCTGCGACATTTTCTTCCGTTTTAAGAGTGTTTAAGTGTTGTTCCATATCATTACACCAATCCTGTAGTTTTTGTTCCATATATGCAACGAACTCAGGGTCGTTCTCAAGTTCTTGGTAGAACTGTTCCTCATGGTCAAACTGTGACTCGTTGAGGTGGTCTGTTAGATTACACATGATTAGAATAAGATTTTCATTAGTGAAACCATGATGAAGATACCTACCGCCAAGTGAATGATACCTGCGAATGTATCACCATCTTTGTTGATTTTGTCGTTGTGAGCACGAGTCAATCCGTTCTCCATGATTTCGTTTGGGTTCTCTGCCATTTTCTCTTCCATTGTTTTAAGTTGTTTTTCCATGTCTTTTATGTTTTTGATTGTTTTACAAATATACTACTTTTTCTTGAATCTACAAAGTAATTAACACATAAAGTGCGAATACTGCTGAAGCGATTGCCACTACTCCTTGAATGAGGGCTACGGTTGCCTTAAAGTTGAGGTCGTTGATTTGTTCTTGGTTGTTTTTGTTTTGTGTTTCCATGTCTATGTTTTTTTTAGGGTTTTACAAATTAAAAGGGTAGTTGTATCTGAATCGTTCCTTCCCCTTATGAGTGTCCAATTAAATAATTGTATCTGAATCGTTTCTTTTAATTGTCTTACAAATATACTGAATTAGTTTTGTTCTGCCAAATATTTTTCTTGTATTTTTTTGAATAGGGTTTCTGCACCAATCTTAACACCTAACCAATGTTGTTCATTTAATTGTTGTTCTTCAATGGTATAGTCATCACATCTGTGTTCTTGGATTGCAACATCTGCTTGTTCTTGAATTGATTTAAATAAGTTTTGGATTTCTATAATGTTCATGTCTTTAGTTGTTAAGTGTCTTACAAATATACTGAATTAGTTTTGTTCTGCCAAATAAATTATGAACCAATAATCCAAATCTCACTATCTTTCATTGGAACGACTGCCTCAACGACATAGTCAGTATAGTGGTGCATTGGACTTTCAATCTTTTGTTTCTTCAACTGGTATAACAAGATTTTTTGTCTTACCTCACAGTATTCGTCAAAGTCAGGTAAATCTTTTCTCACTTGAAAAGTCATGTTAGTTGGATAATCTAAAATAAGGATTTGTTTGGTCATGGTGTCTGTGTTTTAATTGTCTTACAAAGATATGTATTCTATTTCAATCTGCCAAATATTCCCATTCATATCTACAAAAATATTCTCCTGTTTCTGATTCAATCCAATCAACCAAAACATCTTCCATATTTTCTTCATCATTCCAATCTTCTTCATCAATTTCCCATTCGTCAAACTTGAAGATTACCTCTCTGTTAGATTTGAGATATTCAATGCGTTCTTTGATTTCATCTTCAGTAAGTTGAAAATCTTGATTGTATTCTCTTGCGTATTTTTCATCTTCCAAATACAAGTAATCAATGTCGTATACTCTAATGTTTTTCATGTCTTTAGTTGTTAAGTGTCTTACAAATATACTGAATTAGTTTTGTTCTGCCAAATGTTTTCTAAAATATTCTTCCAATACTGGTCTAATCAAATCATCGTGTTCTTGTTCGGTTAAATCATAAGGATTACCATATCCTTCCTCACCTTCCCAAAACATATAGATTAGTTGTTCAACAGGGTCTCCTTCACCTGTATATTCCAAGAAATACTCATACTTACTGATTATCTCCTGTTCTGTTATTAAGTGTGTTATATCTATGTTTTTCATGTCTTACTACATATTATCCCAATCAAAATCAGAGTTTTCATTATGTTCCTCTAAATTAGAACATATTACATTAAACTCATCTCTCATACTCTCAACATCATAGTTGATATTACCATCATTGTCTTCTGACCAATACATTGGTTGGATTACATAATTTCCAACAACAAATGAGTTTGGATATTCACAATGTAATTTGTGAATGAGTTCTTCTAATTGGGTTAATTCTTGTTTAGTCATGTCTATTATTTTTTATTTTTTAAGAATAATACTATCATTTGGTGTGCTTCCTCCATTTGTTTTGGATATAGTGTGTTGAACTTATCCATAAGTTCATAAAGTTCGTCATCACTTTTGGTGTTCATTAGTGCGTCATAAATCTTGTATCTGTCCATGTCTTTAGTTGTTAAGTGTCTTACAAAGTTACTGAATTAGTTTTGTTCTGCCAAATATTTATCACGCAAAGATTGAAACTTTTTGTGTCTCAAATCCAATTCAAAATCAATTTGGTCAAAAAGGATTTCTTGTGTGTGACGAGGGTTATTCCCAAACACTTCAAACTTTTTAAGTGTTTCAGTAACCACTGATGACTCATCAATTTCTTTCAAGGTATTGAAACCGTAGATTGATTTCATACGAGCGATGGTTGAACTTTTGTAGTTGTTTTTGATGTAGGTTGAGTTTTTCATTTTCTTTAGTTGTTAAGTGTCTTACAAAGGTAATGAATTATTTGTAATATTTGTTGTAAACCTTGATAAATCTTTTCTGTTGTTTCTCATCAGATTCGTGGAGATAAGCAAACCTCATCAACTCTGTGAGGGTTAAATCATATCCTCTACGATTAAATCCTTCTTGGAAATCAATGTAATTCCACATCATCTTTTCTGTCCATAAAGAACTTGATACATCAAAGTGAGTTTTACCTCTTAAACTTGGTTTTTTAGTTTCGTTTTCCATAGTGTCTATCTGTTTAATTGTCTAACAAAGGTATGCATTCTATTTTAATCTGCCAAAACTTTTACAATATTTGTTTCAGTAAATCCTGTAATATTATGATTAGCGTCAATAATATCTAACTTACTGTTGAAGTGCTCATCACCAATAACGAACCAATTACCTTCATTATCTGTATCCATACCAAGACCTTGAATGTATACAACTGGTGGTAATCCTTTGGTAATTAAACTTTTTGCAAATCTACTTACCCACTTATCAAACTCTTTAACTGATTTAATTCTTGGTGCATCAACTATCAATACATTCTCAACATCACATACATCAAATCCCCATCGTTGTAATGCTCCACAACTATCATAGATTGTATCATCTGTTTCATTCCATACATGCCACGCATAAGGCATACAATAACCACCACCAACACTTTTAAAGTTCTCGTCTACTCCATTCATCAAAGATTTACGACATAACATAAATCCAAAGTTGATATCATAATTGGTTTTACCTTGAATCTGTAATGCTCTGTATGCACAGTCAGAACCATACTTTAAATCTTGAATATAAGATTTGAACTCATACAAGTTATCAACACATTTAAATCTTTTCTTTTCCATAATGTTTCCCGTTTATTGTCTTACAAAGATACAACTATTTTTCAAACCAGCATCATAGGAGCAAAAAAAATCCCCAACTTTCATTGGGGACTATGTGTGAATCAACCGTAGGTCATAGATACTAAAACGGGAACTTTAATACAATATGATGAATAAGACGACCTACAATAATAAATATAGTAAATCCCGTTGAGTGAATCAATATTTTAATCTACAAATCCAACCATATTTTCTTGTTGAACTGGTTTCTTTGAATCAATCATTCGTTGAATATCCCATCGGTTATACTCAAGGAATAAATCACCCATTTCACTTCGGTCTATACTTTTCATTTCACTCTCATTTCCATTATTCCAATCAGTTAAGAATAAACAATGAAATCGTTCTGGTATGTTGGTTAGGTCTTTCATCTTATATTTTTCATTTCTAAAATCCTATCTAATTCCTTATCTATATCCATATCCTTATCTATATCCATATTCTTATCCTTATCCTTATTCTTATTAAGGTTGTTTTCGGTTATTTTAGGTTGTTCTTGGGTTGTTTTAAGTTGTTTCTTTGCATTGTTATTACCCTTTGGAGCACCACCCTTTTTACCATTTTCAACAGAGGCTTTATATCGTTTCATATTTGCTTCCATTGATGACTTAATTGAAATCCATAAAGATTTTTCCAATCCATCAAACTTTGGTTCAATCCCATCTAAACCATATCTTATGTAAGCCTCTAAAAACTTACCACGAGTTTCTTGGGGTAGGTGATAGATACTTTCCCAATAACTTCTTAAAATTATTACACTATCCATAATTAAACGACTTTTTTGATTGGTTCAGATTCCATCTTCAATTTATCACTAACAAGTTCTTCAACTACCTTCTTGATTTGAAGACCATTTTTTGCACAATAAACCTTCAACTTTAAGTGTAGGTCTACATTCATCGGTATCATTTTGTCTTTCTCCATATCAATAAATATAGTAATAAAATCCTAAAGTTCCAATTAAATGAAAAAAAAATGTATAATTTGATAATTAAATTGGTTTTTTTTATTATTGTTGATATTTATAGATATGGGAAATCAAAAGATACAATCCTTCTTAAACAGGAGAATGCTAACAGATGAGGGGTGGAATTACTTCTGTAGATTGTGTGGGGAGTATAAACACGAGTCACAGTTCTATAACTCCAAAGATACACCCTTTGGTAAGACATACAAGTGTAAAGTTCATTACATCAAAGATAAAGAACCACCTGACCCTGAATATGACTACCTCAAGATGAATCCAATATCAGACAGAGATTTTGTGGAGACAGAAAAGGTGTTAAAGAATCTCGGATATAAGATTGGACCAGACGAATTACCAGTATGGCGACAATTTGAAATAAAACATAAATTAAAATAAAAAAAATATGATTGGCTCAAGCAAAATTAACGAAACAACAAACGACCTACAAAGATTACAAGACCTATTTGATATGGGATTAACGAACGCTGAGATTGCAAGAATCTACAGGACCAATAGTGGTGAGAGTATTTCACGAATCCACATCTCAAGTATTCGTAGAGGTAAACGATGGAACTTTGATAACAGGTCATTCATCATGAAACACGAATTGGAAACCAACGATGTGGTTGAATCCAAGATTGGTAATGATGTAATCAAATCTATCATCGCACCTGTTATCACAGATACAACGATTTACTACATTTATTTGACTCACATGAACTCAACCCCACTGAGTGATACCAACACCTCATTCATGTTAGAAAAACCCACGAGAGGTCATCTAATTCAATATCACACAAACATAATCAACAAACTATATTAAGATGAGCGAATACGAAAAAGAACTGGCTTATGTAAAGTTAATTCTCAAGTCAGTTAAAACACAAGAGGATTTATCATTTGCACAACAATTAAAGAGACAATTCATCTCCAAGTATATCATACTAATCTCACCTACAGATAAGTTCTTCCTGAAGGTCCAAAATGAGTTGAATGATTTGGAATCTAAAGCAACAACAAAAATTACCTCAGGGTATTTGTTTAAATCAAATTAAATGATTATATTTTAACTATGGGAATCAACAAAAGGGAATACGAAAAAACAATACCAGTCTTTGAGAAACAAAAGTTCCAAAAGGACTTGGATTTATATGTGATGTTGAAGGAGAAATCCAGTAATGTGGATTACCGTAATGGTGGTTACGATAAAAAATCTAATCTTTCTTCTTCAACTGCTTCCAAATCAAAATAAGATTCAATCCAACCGCAGTCATCAAAGAGATGATGGTTAGGATTTGAATGGTGGACATAACACTCATACCCACAGCACCCATCGTGACTACATTTGCTATCGTTGTGTCTTTGTCCATCTTATTCACCTGAGCGTCTACCCCCATACCACCAGGGAATAGAACAATTAAACAATGAGTTTAATGGACTATTGTATCCGTAATAATTGAATCTACTATTTGTTGGTAGGATTACAGATGTTCTGAATGGTGAACCGAACTCAGGAATCAACTGACCATTGTTTGTAACTTGTGTATATCTTGGATACTTCCAATTCTCAAATACCAAGTGTCTTCTCATCAAGTTGTCCAAGAATTGTGCTCTGTCTCTTGCTTGGTCCTTAAGGTATTGGAACTCTTTTATTCCAACAGGATTTGATTGTTCTGAACGGAATTGTTGAAGACCCACATTCACCAATTTAACGAACATATTATCCAAGATAATGTAGTAGGAATATGCAACCAAAGCAGGTTGAATAAAGTTGTCTAACAACTCCTTATTATAGGTGTTAGCGGATAATGAAATTGAACCATCTTCTACCTGATTCAAAATCTCATTGTAAAAGTTTGTCCCAAGTGTCTCCTGAATATAGATATTCTGAGCCTGTTGTATTCCATAACGCAACTCATCAGAGTCAACATTTGGGTCAATCGGACTCTGTGACTTTAATTTCTGTTCTGATATTAAAAGGACATTGTAATTCATTACGCTAATAATTGGTTTTGTTCAATCTCCAAGTTGATTTCTTGACCAGGATACATCAATTCTAAAATTGGTGTTAGTTCCCTTACTAAAAACTCTTGGAGTGGTTTAATGGTTGTGCTCATAAATAGTTTGTGAGCGGTTTCAAGTTGGTCTGCCTGACTTGAGAATCCTGATGGTTGAGGTAATCCCAATAGTGATGCGTCAGGGATTTGGTGTCCTGCCAAGATGTTCTCACGAACCAATGCAAAAATCTCACTAAACATACCTGCTTGTAGATTTGAGTTGATTTGGGTAATCTCAGGTTTCTCATTTTCTGGTCCACCCCATGATACAATTATACGACCAGCATTTGATGAACCAACATATCGTTCTTCAAGTCGTCTTAGGATATTCTCTTGCTCGTTTTGTGAGTCAGGACCTTGTTCAGGCAAGTGAACCCAAAGTGAAGGTGATGCTCCGTTATAGATGTTGTGCAAATTATGTTCAGAGATTGC